TGGATTATGCACCCACGCCGCCTAGCATTCTTGCTTGCAGCAGTTGACACAACAGGTCGCCCATTGGTAGTACCAACTGCACAAGGACCAATGAACGGTTCAGCAGCAGGTACAGCAGCCGCAGGTTATGGTAACTCAGGCTATACAATGATGGGCTTGCCAATCATTGCAGATGCAAACGTTGGAACCGCTTACGGTGCCGCGACTAATCAGGATGAGATTTACTGTGTGGCTGCACCTGAAATGCACCTTTGGGAGCAACCAGGTTCACCATTTGCACTCTCATTTGATGCAACTGGCGCTTCAACTCTCACAATCAAGTCTGTTGTGTACGGCTTCGGCGCGTTCTCAGCAGAGCGTTACCCACTCGCTGCCTCAATTATTTCAGGCACCGGATTGGTAGCACCTACTTTCTAATTTAGAAAGTTAAAATTGTATGGGGCGGGTTAATTTCCCCCGATTAGCCCGCCCCATACTTCTTAAATGATTCGGGGGAATCTATGAAAACAGGACACAAGGTTTCAATTGGTGCTTGCGACCCAGGCACCGTCAATGGCGGGTTTGCATTTAGTCTTATTCAGGTTGCTCAATCTCGATCATCGCGCCTTGGCCCGTTTATCAGAATCAAGGGTTCAGGGCTTTTATCTAAGCAACGCAACCGATTGGTCAAACAGTTTTTAGAAACAAAATCTGATTGGCTGCTTATGATGGATTCAGATGAGCAGTTATCAGTTGAGGCATTTGATAAGTTAGTTGAAGCAGCTCACGACAAAGACCGCCCAATTGTGGCAGGGCTTGTGTTTGCTAGTTTTGAAACAGGGTATCCATACCCGCAACCGGTGCCAACAATCTTTCAAGATGCCCCTGAAGGTTTCTTGCCGCTTAACAAGTACGATAAAGATTCAATTTTTCAAGTAGATGCAGCAGGAACGGGTTGCCTACTTATCCACCGCAGCGTGCTTGAGGCAATTCAGGCAGATGCCGACCCACACCAAGGTAAAGATTGGTGTTGGTTTTGGGATGGTCCAATCAACGGTGAATGGATTGGCGAAGATTTGCAGTTTTGCCGCCGTGTTCGCTCACTAGGATTTCCCATCTATGTTCACACAGGCGCGATTTTGCCTCACTCAAAGAGCTATTGGCTAGATGATAGGCAACACGATATATGGAACTCATAAAAAAAATTCTAAGGATTAAGGTAAAATCAAAAGAAACTGCAACGGCCATTCCTGAATTAGAGCGTGCAGTGCTTCCCAAAGTAGAAAAGAGAATAATCCGTGGCGATCAGTAACGGTTATACAACATTGAATGAAGTCAAGGCTGCACTGAACCTTGATGACTCAATGGAAAATGGCGGCATTGAACTTGCCATTGCTACGGCAAGCAGAATGATTGATGATTACTGCGGGCGTTTTTTCTACCAAGATGGAACCGCGCTAGTTCCTGCCACGCGTTACTACACACCGCAGGATTTCTACACAGTCGCAGTTGATGATTTCGTAAGCCTTTCAGAGATAGCCACAGATGATAATTTTGATCAGTTATATCAAACAATTTGGACTGCTTCAGATTCAATGTTTGAGCCTGTCAATAACCCTTCACGCGGTTGGCCACGCAATCGAATCCTTGCCGTAGGTTCTTATGTATTTCCTGCCAATTTGCCACAATCTATACGCCTCAAAGGAATCTTTGGTTGGCCATCTGTACCTTTTGAGGTAAAGACCGCCGCCAAAATTCAGGCTTCCCGCTTGTTCCTTCGCAATCAGTCACCATTTGGAATTGCGGGCAATACAGACATAGGAACAGTGCGCCTAGCCGCCAAACTAGATGCCGATGTAGAGGCATTGCTGCGCCCTATGCGCAAGAACAATGGGTTAGCGTACTGATGTTACCAACACAGGTTAGAAGTGGCTTAAAAGCCAACCTAGAGGCAATTAAGGGTATGCGTGTATATGAACTCATCCCAACACCTGCCGTTGCCCCGTGTGCCATTGTTGGACAATTAGATTTTACTTTTGATTTGAATAATGCCCGTGGATTAGACCAGGCAAACCTTGATGTTGTTGTTTTGGTCCAAAGATTTACCGAACGATCAGGCCAAAACGATCTTGATAAGTACCTTGCAGGCAGTGGGGATTACTCAATCAAGGCAGCAATTGAATCTGATTTAACACTTGGCGGGGCCTGCAACACATTGCGGGTCACTTCAGCAGAGGCAGGAACCTATGTTTCGGGGGATATTGAGTTTCTTTCATACCGCTACCGCCTCACCATTTGGGGATAAGGAGAAAAATGAGCTATGTAATCACCTCAGATAATTTTGAGGCAAAAGCAAAAGGTGAATCAATCACCGCAAAAGAATTGCTTGATCTAGGGTTGAACGCTGAGGCACTTGTTGCCGGTGGTCATCTTAAGAGCAATGCACCAACCAAACCTGCAACAGTAGAGGAAACAAAATAAATGGCCCGTTTAGTTCTTACAGATGCTTCAGTTGTAATCAACGGCATCAATCTTTCAGAATTTATTACTTCAGTGGCACTTTCGACAAGCGAAGATGTGGTTGATACAACTGGAATGAGTTCAGCCTCTGCGCGTACCCGTGTTGCTGGCCTTGCTGACAACTCAGTAACTTTTGAGTTCAATCAAGATTTTGCAACATCTGCACCTGAAGTAACAATTAACGCAGTTGGTGCTTCTTTGGTTGGAACAACTACAACTTGTGTTGTAAAACCAACATCAGCAGCAGTTGGTGCTTCAAATCCAAGTTATACATTTTCAGCCGTTGTTGCTGAATGGCAACCTCTTTCAGGTGCCGTAGGCGAACTCGCCACAGTTTCTACAACTTGGCCTATCTCAGGCAATATCACAAAGGCGGTTTCATAAATGGCCCGTTTAGTATTAACAAATGCGTATGTACTTTACGCAAGCAATGACATTTCACAATATGTGACTTCAGTTTCATTATCAACAAGTGTTGATGTTATCGAAACTACCGGTCTTGGCAGCAGTGCCAGAACTCGTGTGGGTGGATTATTTGACAATTCTGTGACGTTTGAATTTAATCAGGATTTTGCAGACAATGCTCTTGAGGAACTTATCAACGGCACATCTTTGGCAACATCAACAGTTGGCACCGCAGTAGCAATGGAAATACGCCCTGTTAATGGAGCAGTAAGCGCAAGCAATCCAAAATATACATTCAACGCACTTATTGCTGAATGGCAACCTTTATCAGCAGCAGTGGGCGAATTAGTCACGGCATCTGTGACGTGGCCAATTTCAGGCGCTATTACAAAAGCAATCGTATAACTAACTAAGGGGGAATAAAATGGATGGATTAGCAATCAAGGTAAAGACAGTTGATGGCGTAGAGACTTCATACAAGCTCACACCGCGCATCATTGTTGCTTTTGAACAACAGTTTGGTGCAGGAATGCCTAAGTTGTTGGGAGAGCAGCAGAAAATTGAACACATCTACTGGCTTGCCTGGAAAGCGATGCAGACTAACGGGCTTGTTGTGAAACTTTTTGGTCCTGAATTTTTGGACACAATCGTTTCAGCAGAATTGGATTCTGATAGTTCTTTCGAATCCACCGCAACAGTCTAACTTATACGATTGCAGCCGTTGCGGTTGAAACAGGTATAAGCCCGATTGACTTACTTGATGCACCTGACGGGATACTTGAAGCAATCACTGTTTATATGAAAGAGCGAGCTAAGAAAAATGGCTGAAGAAGTAATTGTTTTGACAGGCATCAAAGAAACACTTGATGCCTTGAAAGATTTTGACAAAGATGCCGTTAGGCGCTTCAACAAGGTCATCAACAATGAACTTGCAGGCGCTGAGAGAGATGCTCACAATCTCATCAACGAAAAACCACCTATGAGTGGTTGGCGCAAGCTAGATGCTGCTAGGGGTAAAACCCGTGGCGGTGCCGGTTGGCCAGGGTGGAACGCAGGCGAGATTAAAAGCAAAATCACTAAGACCAAAGCCCAAGGCAAGGTGCGCGGGGATTACACAACAAGCGCAGGTGCATTGCTTAACAAATCTGCAGCGGGTTCAATTTTTGAAGTTGCAGGGCGTAAAACAAAAGCAACCGCAGAACGCACAAGCGCTGCCCAATTTTTGCGCACTCTTGGCAACAGATTTGGTAAAGCATCGCGTGTAGTATGGCGTGTTGTTGATAAGGATAGATCAAGAATTGAGGCCAATGTTGCCCGCGCTCTTGATGATGCAAAATTGGAATTACAGAAACATTTGAACAGAGAGCGAGCATAACAAATGGCAGTAGGCTCAATTGTTGCCCGCATCCTCACTCAGTATTCTGACAAAGGTTCAAAGGCTGCAGAAAAAGACATTAAAAAACTTGGCAAATCTTTTGACAATTTCTCAAGAAAATCTGCTAGGGCTTTTGGAATTGCTGCTGCTGCATCTGCTGCTTTTGCAGTCAAGATAGGTACAGACTCAGTTCAAGCCGCAATTGCAGATCAAAAATCACAAGCGCTATTAGCAACATCTTTGCGCAATACAACAGGTGCAACAGATGGCGCAATTGCACAGACTGAAATTTATATAACGGCAATGCAGAAGCAATTTTCAGTAGTTGATGACGATTTGAGGCCGGCGTTAGGTCGTTTGGCGGCAGCCACAGGTTCAGTGACCGCAGCTCAAAGCCTGCTTGATACCGCGCTCAATGTGAGCGCTTCATCAGGTGTTGATTTGCTAACTGCAACAAATGCAATTATTGCAGGCACAAGAGGCCAATTTAGAGCGCTTGCAAAACTTGTGCCAGGCTTAGATGCAGCCACAATTGCATCAAAGGATTACGGCAAGGTGCTTGAAAAGGTAAATATGATTACCGCAGGCGCTGCAGCAACACGGGCAGGAACTCTTGAGTTTCGACTTGCAGGGTTAAAAATTGCATTTGGTGAAATTCTTGCAACTCTTGGGTACGCACTTTTGCCTGTAATGGAGCGTTTTGCCACAACAATTTCAACTAAAATTTTGCCACAACTTGAAT